CGAATGGTTAATAGAGACATTGTCAACGCGCAGGGGAAGCTCTGGGTAAAACTCATCTACGCTGCTGTCTGAGTTAAAGAACAAATCCAAGGCTGTATTGCCGCTGCCTTCTCTATATGTTGTAAGCGTTGGTGTTCCGCGTGTAATTGCCAATGTCGTTGCGTTCTTTGTGACATAGTTCCATGTGTAATAGAGCAGTCTTTTAGACGCTCTTGGCGCTACCATTGCCCAAGCTAAATCACTTGGAGGGTTCACTGTGTAGGATGTGCCATTGAGCACGACAATCATCTTATTGGTGGTAAAGTTATAATAAGCAGACCAGTTTGATGACAGTGTGTTCGGGTGGTTTTGTCTGACCCAATCTTCAGCAAAATAGTCTATATCACCGTTATCAATCCATGCTTCATAGACATAAAGCTCTGTACCTGTTGTCAGCGTGTAGCTGTTTGCTATAGCGGTTAAGACAGCGCTTGCATCAACAACAGAATAATCTTCTATTTTTGTATCCGGCAAACCAGGCGTGTAGTAATTTTTTGCCCATCTAAAATATTGCTTTAGATTGGCGCCGTTGCCTGCAAGAAGGGTGTTAGAAATATATCTGCCCAAACCAACTTTATCTGATCTGGACAGCACGCCTGAAATAACAGCTGCTGTTAGAAATTTACTTTCGCTATCACCACCTTGCCCTAAGTTAGAAATACTTGAGTTAACGTAAGTTTTGCGTCCCATACGTATTTCCTAGATTAGGTGAACCCAAGGTTTGTTTTCATTTCTTCGATCAGTGTATTTAAAGCGCTGGTATCAAGCTCGCTTGGCAATCCTGTTGCTTCGTCCACTGTTTTCCGAGTGATCCAAGTATCTAAGACCATCTTCACGGCTTTGGCTTCAGCGTCACGCTGATAGGCTGTGATCTGTTCACTATGCAGATCTTTTTGTTTGCCCATGGATCCAGCAACAGCTGTTGTACCGTCACTTCTTGTATTAAGCGTTTTGGCTCGATGCGCTTCGGTTTGCTCATCGAAGTTGTCTTTTTGTGCGGGGAGCAGATGGTCTTTTTGATACTGTTTGACAGCAGTGTCTTGATCCACGTTAAGTTTTTGAGACACGAGCAAGTCCGTGGTTTCGTAATCTGTTTTTGCTGCGTCTTTATCAATCTTGGCTTTTTGTGCAGGAAGCAAAGATTGGGTTTCATAGTTTGTTTTATTGACGTTAGCAGTTGAAAGGCTGATCTCAGCTGTTCCAATGTCTACACGTTTCTGTGCCACAGCCACTTCTTGCGGCAAGACAGTATTGGTTTGATAATCAACCTGCGCTTTTTGTGATACTGAAAGATCAATCGCTGCTTCTTCTGTTGCCAAACGCATCTTGTTCAAAGAGTATTCGGCTGCTGTTGAAGATGCCGCCATCCGTGCTTGAATGGTCTGCGCTTTTAAAACCTCTATTTGTAGCTTTCCTTGAACCACAGCAAGCTCTGCTGCTATGGCTTGTTGTTTAATGAGCTCTGCTTGCCAATATTGTTGGTCTTTTTGAAGCAGGTACTGCACAGCGCTGCTCATAGCGCTTTGAGACAAAGCCACATAAGATGTGGAATATTCTTTTGCCGTAATCCGTCCTGCTTCAAATTCAGAGTTTAGTTGCGCCGCTATTGATGCCATTAAGCCATCAAAAAGACCTGTCCCTCCGACAGTTCGTGTTGTTAAATCATCTTCAGTAAGCCTTGAATTATCTGAGTAAGTTGTCGTAGGTAAATCAAAGTCCGTACTGTTAATATCCAACGTAGGAAGTGTAAAACTCGCATCACTTGTAAGAGCAGTAAATAAGGCATTAGCCATATTGTCAGCAGTGGTATCAGGGGCGTCTGTCATAGTGCTCTCCAGTTGCTTTCAAAATTGGGGGTGTCTTAGAGGGACAGGGAGGAAACCCTTAAGACACCCCACCAGCTGCCGCTTGCGACGCAGCGAGCTTACCGAGTTCTTCCTGAGTGAGCTTTGGAAGAACTTCGATACTAAATTCTGGAACCCAACGTTGATCCACAACAATCTGGTTTCCGGCGGAGCGGTCATTACGGGTGTTTACCTGTAGAAACTTCCTAGTCTTTAGTTGTTCATACAGAATCTGTGGGATGTGATATCCATTGTCTGTGGCTTCTCCGTAAGGAATGAACTTCCGCACAGTGCCAACGTATTTATTTGCGACAGTAAATATCTCTCCACGTAAATCACGTTTCGATGGGTTAAGGTTTGCAATACGGCAACGGATCAAAACCATTTGTTCTGATATTTGCTTTTTGCGTATCCTTGCTTTTCGCTGAATTTCTGTCTCTTCCTCCGGATCTGCAGTTTCTTCAACAGGAGGATTAAGCTTTGCTTCTATTTTGGCTTTAAGTTTCTCAAGCCCGATTTTTGGCGAGAGTTTAAGGCCCATCATTTTTGCACGCTCTTTCAGGGCAGCAAGTTCAGCTTCTTCAGAGGTGTCAAATTCTTCTTCGGTTTGATGTTCAAGATCAGACATGGTGATTTTTCAATCCTTAATGCAGGTTATTGGAAAGGGTAGGGGGCTATCACCCCCTACCCATCTTGGCTTAGATAGTCGCAAGTGTTTTGACGACTGCAAGACGCTCAGGGCGAAGGATCATGGTTCCATGATACCATTTGATTGAGCTAAAGCCCAACTCGCCATAAGGGTCATTACGGTCTGCTGTTTCTTTGCCTGGCATCTTTGTGGTGATTTTGAACTTCATGTCCTTACCACCAGTTTGGAAACCAATTGTTGTGAAAGATTCAGCGCCTACGCAGAGCATTGGGTAAACATTGTAGTTACCGCCGCTTTCTTCGTAGCCTGGGTTTGTAGTTACAGAAGCGCCTACGCCTGCGTAATGCAGCATTTCAGGAACAACAACGATACGGAACTGATCAATAGTACCGATCTCACCGTTCAGTATGTTACCTGCGTCTGCGTATTGATGCACAGGAACAAATGCAGCGTTACTGAACAAGTCAGTCATCGCTTTCAGTGTCGCTTCCAATTCAGAGCCAATGTACATAACGCGGCCTGAGTTGATTGTTTTGGTATCAATCATACGTGAGCCGCTTATGACTTTAGTCTGCTTTGGAGTACGGTTGTCGTTCAAAATACGTGCCAAACGCATCAGGTCAGCATAATCAACAACTGCAGGATCTGAAGATTCACCGTCTACTGTTGCATCTGATGTAGCGTCACCAGCGTAAACAACAGTACCAGCGCCTGCGAGAAGCTCTTTTTGCAGAACTGCTTCGGTTAGCTGTGTCGCACCTGTGACCATTTCACGAGACAAGTGCATGTAGAGTTCTGAGTCAGTGTCAAAGTCCATTGACTCTTGTGTGAACTCTTGGAAGAAACCGAACTTCTGAATCGTTCCAGTACGCTGGATACGTGTGAAACCAACGCGGTTAACACGGCCACCGTTCTCAGTCAGAGTTGGCAATTTGGAGTCAATTGTTCCTACATCTTTAGAGGAACCATACAAGTTCCCATTGGCGAGAACTGCGCCAGCCGCATCAAGACCTTGATCGTTGATGTTGCGATCATCCAAAAGTGGCATGTAGTGATAGACGCGAATTTCTTTACCGTAATGCTTAGGCATCGAGACGGTATCTGCCATTGGCATGAAATACATGTCTTTTTTAGCTTCAACTAGCGCTTTTCGTTGCCAGAAGAAGGTATTCATTTGTGAAGAACCAGCACCTTCAATGGATGAAGCTGTGGTATTCGGAGCATTATATTGTTGTGCCATGATAAGTTACCTCATGAAAACTGTGTCGGAATCGCCATGATCTCTTCGTCACTTAAGGCAAAAGGATCAAAAGGCTTGGGCGATGATTTTGGTGCAGCGCGGGTAGGAGAGGCTGCCCGTGCTTTGTCACCATTCGAAACGGCTTTACGAGGGTTAGACGCGCGAGTTTCCAAAACTTTTGGTTTACTTTGGTTCGCAGGGGTTTCCTGCGCAACGAGTTGACCAGAGCTATGTAATTCGTCACCAACTTGCTTGTAGGCTTGAATGAGTGGAATGGTGGTGGAAAGAGTACCCAGAGTTCTGCGTCTATCAATCTCAGCGTAGATACGGTCATAAATGCCGTTCGCTCGCTGATCATGTATCACTTGCATGATCTGTGGTTCTTTATAGATAGCTTCTTTCGAAGCCTGATCCCATTGTGTGTTTATCATAGAAATGGTTTCTGATCCAGACGACATTGAAAGAACGTCTTCAAGTGTCGTATGAAAGTCCATTTCCTGATCACTAACGGAATGGTTTTGCGGTGTATAAGTCGTTTCAGCGTCTGTATCCATTTCCATTGGATCCAGCTTGGCGTCTTGAACCAACTTCAAAATCGCATCTTGGTTCTTATTTGCCAGGTCAATAAGATTGTTAATCTTACCTTCTTCCAGCAAACCATTGTTTTCCAATGCGCGCATCATTTTAAGATTTGGCTTAAGCGCGTGCATCTTCTTTGTGTAATTAGCGCCGTGCTGCATAAGCGTTATGGCCTCTTCAGGCGTGTTAACCTGAATCATTTTTCCGTTTGCTTTAAACGGGGCCATCATTTTTTTATACAGTTCTTCATAATCTACTGTGTCTTTATTTTCTTTTGACTCAGTGTCATCGGCATCTTCTGTCTCTTCAGCTTCAGCAGGTTCTTCAACATCGTCGCTTTGCTCTGCTTCGCTTTGCTTTGGATCTTCTTCCGCTTCGACATCTTCAACAGAAACTTCTTCTTCTACTGCGTCTTCACTGTCTTCTGCAGCAGACGCTTCTTCTGTTTCTGGAGTTTCTTCTGTCTCGGCAGCCGCATCTAAAGAAGCTTCCAGTGTTGCGTTGGTGCTTTCAACAAACATTGGCTCATCAAGAGGCGCTTCTTCTTCTGGGGCAGGGGGGTCGTCTTCAGAAGAGGGTTGATCACTTGGAACTGCAATATTCATCAGTTCCTCATCACTCATGTTTTCATAATCGGGTTCTTCACTCATGCGACATACGCCTCTTCAGCCCGTACCTCGTCTAACGCTTGCTCATGATCAAAAAGCTCAGCTGCTGCAATATCACCCATACGGATCATATTTTGCATGTATTGGCGAAACAGCGATATGCCTTGCAGCGCAAGAAAGATTTCTTCTCTGTGCGGTTTCATGTTGGCATCTGCAGAGATGTGACCAAGGCGAATAGCTTCTTCTTTAAGATATCCGTCAAGAATAAGTTCTTTAAAATCTGCGTTATCCGCAAGACGTGTTGCAGCATCTTTGCGTGCAATCATCTTTTTGGCTTCAGCGATGGAAAGTTCTATTTCTTCAGTTTGCGACATTTCATTCCTCTTTAGGTTTCTGGTTGTCGTTAGTTATTCAAATCGTCTTGCACTGTTCTAAAGAGCAATGCGTCTGCGACTTCTCTGCCCGGATCTCCACGTTCCCCCTGATCCAAGATCCGTTTTGTTATTTCTAGATCTTGGTTTGATCTTGCTTGTGATGCCCTAACGTCCATATCCCGCAAATGCTTTGTGCCGCTTTCTTGTTCCACAAAATCAAGGTCTTTCATTTCTGCTTCTGAAAGTTCTTTGCGCGCTTTAGCCTGGTTCAGTTGTACTTTTGATTCCAGTTCAGCAATTTCCAATTGCGTTTTTTGCAACTCAAGTTGCTGCATTTGCTCTGCCATAGGATTTGGCTCTGGTTTATATTCTTCAATACGTTTTGCCAGCAGCGGCATACGCTTAAGTTCTGCAATTTCAGATAAAATCATTTGAACCATTGGCATTTCCATAGAATTACCAATAGTTTGCAGCATAAAGCTCAAGTCCTGTGCTTTAGATTCATTAATCTCAGCAGTGGTAATATCGACCTCAAGATCAAACTCACCTTGAATATCTTCCCGTCTGACAGAAATAAACTCACCGTTTGTAATCCGAACAATCTCTTCTTCTGACAAAAAGACTTGGTTCATGGTGATTATTTTAGCCCCAATCTTTTCAAGACCCTCTGCCAAGCGACGTAAAATAGCCATTTCCCTTTTGCTCGCAGCATCAAGCATTCCACGGATACCCGTAGCCACGTTACCATAACTTTCTCCCGATAACCCGCCAGAGAACGCTTTAACGCCCGAAAGAGCCTCGGCTTCCTGATTTTGAAGCTGAAGCATATTAAGCGCGGAAGCTGGAATTTCTGGATATTTATGTTGCAAGATCCCAGACGCCGGAGGCATGTTCGGATTAAATTCATAGTCGGCTCCTGAATCATAACGGCGGCGGTTCACAACATCGAGCATTCCTTTGGCAAACCCTGTCTGCCCATTTGCAGAGCGACCCATAAGATCGATCATGCCTCTGGTGACAGCCCCTAAGATGGCTTGATTTTCTGCCAGGAGCTCAGCGTCAGGCTCTCCTGTAATAGAGCGCTTTACAGGCAAGTAGGGGACAACAACAAAAGGAAGTTTTTGATCCGGGAATGGGTTTTCTTCCATTCGGATCATTGTATTGCCGATCCAGGTAGCACAAATGGGAACCAGGTTGTCATCGTTATTAATGTCGTACCAGCCCCAGTATTCATGTGCGATGACCCGCTTGCGCAGGTCATCTTTAAACTCAACGGCACTGTCCGTCATTGTAGAGTGATCTGATTCTGTTAGCGGAGTGTTTGACGACCAGTTTACTTTTTCCAAGTTTGTATAGCGGCCATCTTTTAAGAGCTCTGCTTTTGACGTTTCAAACGAGATCACAGCAAAGGACGCTTTATCAATATCGCCTTCACATGAAGGGTCTAGGTAAAAGTTCTCAAAGTTTATAATGTCTAGGGTAGGTTGGTTCTTTTTAACTTTCTCTACTTCAGCCATTTCTGAAGAAACAGCAACAGCCATAGCAGCTATGCTGGTTTCCATAGAATATTTTACAGACTCTTGCAGGTCTTCAGGCAGGTTTAAGAACTCATTTGGATTTTCTGTACGCAGAGCCATAGCTTGTTGCAGGGCATCGAGCGCAACTTGATCTACAATTTCTTCGTATTGCCAAGTTGTCACTTCTTCTTCAACGGCTTCTGTTTCTCGCAGCCACCCAAGACGAACAACGCATGTGCCTTCATCAACAGATGTTCGAGTATACTCGTCAATAAAGCGCACACGGTTCAGTTTTGTACGGAACTGATAGTTTAGAACCAACGTATTTTGTTCAGCTGCACGGGTATCTTCCCAGGTCTTGGGCTTTACAGAAAAC